GCCTCATCGGTGCGCGGCTTGATCAGGAAAAGATGATCTTCATCGATACCCGCCTCGATCGAGCGGCTGTCGCTCAGGGTCAGCACGATGTCGCCAGTCTGCTGCTTGCGGCCTCCGTTATAGCCGATACCTGGCAATGAAGCACGCACTGGTAGCAGTTCGACGTCAACTTGGTACGGGATACCGAAGCTTACCTTGCGCCCAGAACCTACCGTCGGCGGAAGCGTGACAGAACCATTGACCACCGTCAGCCCGGTGACGGCCACACCGTCGACAATGCCGGCGACATTGGTCCGCCCTTCAAGATGCCAAAGTCCCGAGAACGTGCTCTGGGCAGTTTCGAACGTAGCGGACACGGCGCAGTCCAGGAAGCAGGTATCCTCCACCGCATCCCAGCGATGCGAGACCATGCGCTCGACGAACCTCTTGGGTTGACCGTTCACCGTGCGCTCCACGATCAGATAGACCCGATCCTCCCCATTCTCTGGGATCGAACAAACCGACTTGACCAAGCCGTCGGTCTCACAAAGCGTCCACCCCCAAACGTTCTGCTCCTGCTCCCAGGTGAAGCACAGTAGCTTGCCATCGTTGCGTACTGCCCAGATGAGAGACCTTGGCTCCTGCGAGTAGCACCACGAGACGATGCTGAAGCCTTCGAAGAAGTGCGGCGAGAAGATCGACACGTCGCTGGACTTCAGCCCATCAACCTCGAAGCTGTAGTTGATGGTGCGGATCGCCGCGCCAACGGAAGGGGCGTAGAACACCACGTTGTCGACGATCAGCGGGCCAAGCCGCGAACTGCCACGCCCAATCTGTCGGCGCGTCGCTGGCGGCGAGTTGCCCGTCAGAATGCCGCCCTGTCCATCGCCGTCAATAGTGAACACGCTGTCTGAGGTAAGCGCTAGCAGAGACGTCGTGGACACCAACTGGTTGACTGTGTTGACCCGACCGGCGACGATGGAGAATGACAGGCTGTCATTCTCTTGGGCAGGCTTGGAACGATCCATGTTCTCAAGCTCGCCGGAGCGGGAGCCCCAGACACCATTCGGCACATTGCGCGTCCTGGCCCACATCGCGCGCTGCTCGAAGAGCGTTACCGTCGACGGGTAGTCACCTACACCCGGGAACGGATTGTAGGCTTCGGGCGGCGCGTGATCTAAGCCAGGCCCGATATTGTCGTCACGGAACGTAAGCTCATCTGTGGTGCCGACATACCCGAAGAACTGCGTGTTTTCCGCCTTGTAGACGTTGTAACGGACCGCCCCGGTCACCGCAGCCCAGGTCACGGTGTTGTAGTTGCGCTTCAGCGTGAGGTCGTTGCTGACAGTCGCGGAGGTTGAGGCGCGGCTCTCAAGGCCGTCAGCGTCGATTGAGGTGACGCAATAGCTTGCTGGCTGTGAGAAGAAGTTGGCACCATCGTTCTCGGCATCGGTGTTCGGAGTGGAGGCCGTGACAGCCGTGCCGGTCGGAGCGGGGAGCGGAGCGCCAAACGTGACTTCGACAAACTGCCACTGCGTGTGCCCCTGGCGGATGAGCTTGTTGGGGGCATGATCCAGATGAGCCAAATACATCGTATCGGCGGTCTGTTCGAAGTCGATCTCGGCAAGCTCGACACCGTTGTAAGGCGAACCGACCTTGTAAACACGGGCGACCCCCATCAAACGACCTCCTCGCCGTCAATGCGGCGCCTGTACCAACCGTTACCACCACCACCGATCGTCGAGGGTGGCTCGGGTTCGGGCACCGGGGTCGGAACAACAGGAGGCGTCGGCCCTGGATCAGGTGCGCCCGTGCGGGTGACGCCACCGTCTGACCCGGAGAATGCCGCTACGCCAGCAGTGTTCGCACCGATCGTAAACAAGCCCGCACTCTGCACTGACAGCACCGGCCAGGATCGACCATTAAGAAGCGCACCCATCGCCCCTGCAACGCCATCGAAGTAAACGTTATCGCCTGCGGTGTACCCGTGATATGCCGCGCTCACCTGAGCAGTCGTAGCGTTGCTAATGTGGGTGACCGCAAGCTCCACCTCCACGAGACGGCCACCATTGGCGCAGGGCGACATGTAGCCCTGTCCGAACTCAAGCGCATAGGTCTGGGTGAGAGAGAACTGGAACGGGATGATCCGCGTTTCATGCGCCTCATCCAGCACCTCTGCCACCAGCTGCGTGCCGGGGCGCTTGGTCAAGCCGCCGAACTTCAGGACAAACACATTGCGCGCTTTACGCACCGCAGCCTGCCACGTGTCGATATCGAACCGGCCATACAGCTGCGGCCCGAGTTCGCCTCGTGAGAAGTTCGCCTGAGCCTGCCTGAAGGTCATGAGTAACCTAGCCGCGCATACTCGGCCTGTGATACATAGCGCGAGCCCTTGCGAGGGTTCTTGTTCTCTTCGTCCGCAATCGCACGCTGTCGCGCCACTTCCGCCTGACGGGCCTTGGCGTCAACGATCCGACTATCTTTGGTCAGCGGGCCTGCGAGACGGGCAGCAAGCTCAAGCACAAAAGCGCGCTGGAGCAGAGGCGGTAGTTCACCAATCTCGATCGATGCCTTGGTGTAGACTAAGGTGGCCTGAGGAACATTAGTGTAGATGACGTCGCCCTCATAGAGGAAGGCGATGTCGTAGTCAGCTTGAGCGGGGAACGTGTAAGGCCCTGTTATCGGCAGCGATGTGGCCGCTTCTTCAACCGGTAGGATCGCAAGAGGCGAGCCCATGTCCACAGGCTTGGCGTAGGCATGTAGCCATTCTGCAGGGCGGTCGTTGGCGATCTCGGCAAGCACCACCCGTCTGCGGCCAAGCGGCAGATCATCGGACCAGTCCAGCATCTCGGCAAGTAAGCCAGGCGCAAACCGGTTGCACTCGCGAGACTCCAATGAGTTTTCTTGGAGATCGGCAATCTGGTCCTTGGCGATCTCAGCCAGCGCCTGATTGCAGAGGGCGATGAGCGAAGCCATCAGAGCGTGCGGATGTTCGCCGTGGTGCCGCCCGGCGAGCGGACGTAAATCTTCTCCGAGCTAACGTAGATATCTTCGCCAACGGGCACGTTCGAACCGAGGCTATCGCTTCCGGGAGCCGAAGGGTTATCGTAGACCTGCAAGCTGCCAGGACCGCGATTGAAGATCATCACATCCACATTGGCAGCACCGGCGAAGGTGGCCGTTACCTCTTGCCACGCGCTGGTAACGCTCAGGATGCCGAGGGTTGTGGTTGCCATGCGAAGCGCCTCCTTTGAGGCCCCTGACTACTGGCGGCAGGCTCGACGTTGAATCGCGCAAAGAGAAAGGCCCGGAGCTTCGGTTCCGGGCCATCCCTTGTCACTGGCGTGCCAGCGTCTCAGCCGATGGGCCCGAGCCGTCAGGTTTGTCCTTCTCGGCATCGACGATCTTGTCGTTCGCCTTGAGCTGCTTCTTGACTTCGCCTTGGGTGATGTCCTCCATCCAGGAGCCCTGATCGGCGTCGGTCGAGAACACCTCGCCTTCCTTGACGAAGCGAGACTCAGCCGAAATGAAGCCGTCAGAAAGCGCACGGTAAGTCCGGCGCTCGCGCGGTGCCTCAGTCTGCTCAGTGGTCTTGTTTGCCATCAGCGTCCTCCATAGGTGAAGTTGGTCTGACGCCCATAAACGACGCCAGCAGTGATCTTGCCAGTGGTGGGAGCCGTCCCGGTGATGTCGTAGTAAAGGCGCACGTAACGTGCGTTCGTACCATCGGGGAGCGCGTCGATCACCTTGACTTGATGGCCGGCGACCAGAACCGACAGCGGGATCACGATGCCGCTCTCGATCGTGGTCCAAGTCGAGTTGTCAGGCGAGGTCTGCACCGATACCTGCAACGAGGTGAGGTTGTTGAAAGACTCGTTGACGGTGACGGACAGAGGCACACGCACACTGCGCCCGACATCCTTGTTGATTGGCGAACCGCCATAAGGCGAGCCCGTGGCGAGAAGGTCGACCACGTTGTCAGACGGCGCGTCGGCAGTCACAACCTGCAGTTCGCTGAACATCAGGGTCTTGTCGAAGATCATGGGTCTATCCTCCGTTCAGCGTCAAACGACGCGCGTTTCGGTGTTGAGCAGCGAATCCGTCTCGCGGATGGGGAGGCCGCGCCAGGTGTTCACTTCCTCGCCCTGAAGCTCCATGCGGCCGATGCGCAGGGCAGCGTTCAGTGTGGGATTGCTGGCCTCGGCGTCGAGTGCCTGCATCATCTGCCGGTTCATGTAGATCACAGTGCGCCCCGGGCTCGCCTCGCCGACGCCTTCGAGCTTGAAGGAGCGGCGACCCTGCAGCTGATAGTAAGCCTCGCTCATCAGCTTGTTGAGCGAGACGGTACCTGCGGCGACATCCGACACATCGATGTTCGCGATGCGGGCGTTGTAGCGCCAGTCCTTCACGGTCAGGCCGATGTGCTGGCGGAAGAGGCGTTCGAGGACGTAGTAGGGGTTGCTGTTGGCGTCGAGCACGCGCTGACGGCCCATATCCTCCGTCTGCATGCCGGCGCGCACGTTCTTCGGGACGATAACACTGGTCTGCGCATCGCCGTGAGTGACGAACGCGATCGAGGTGTTGTCAGAACCCGAACCGCCGCCGTCGATGACGTTGGGATTGGCGAGGCTGTTGTAGCGGGCGAACAGGCCGTGGAACTGCTTGGGGCTGACAGCGACGTTCGAATACCAGATCGCGCTACCGATCGTCTGGGCAAACGTCTGCATGAACCCGAGCGATTCCATCGCCCGCAGCTTCTCCGAGTTTGCGGGCTCCAGTTCGATCAGGCGGGTGTCGATCGCATCCAGGCCTTCAAGGAAGCCAGTGGTGTCCTCCACGCTGGTGTAGCCGGACTTGCTCTGCGGAATGCCCTGGTAGAGAGCGCCCCACGTCGCAGTCGGCAGGCCCGTGCGCATGGAAGTCATGTGCGTCGAGCCCTTGTTCGCGCTCAGCACATTGGCGTCGGCGTAGAACGGCTCTAGAGTGGCGAGAACTTCGACGATCCCACCCATGTCAGTGTCGCGAACGGCATCGACATCGATGAGGTTGAGAAACGTATTGCCGATGATGGCCATGGGTCAGACCCCCTTTGCTACAGGTGTGGCGAGTTTTTCGTGGAGTGGCTTTGGCTTGCTGGAACCGCCCGCATCGCTGCGGACGAAGCCGTCCTCGCCGATCATCTCGCCGATCTTGCGCATGGCGCGGATCATGTCGGGATGGTTGCCGAAGCCGGTTTCGGTGAGCGCCTTGCGGAACTCGCTGCCCTCGGGGAAACCCAAGGCATCCAGCGCTTTCGCAGCAAGGTGCGTCGTCTCTTGGAACTTGGCGCCGCCGATCTCGGGATCAGCCTTGGCCGCATCAGCCCACTGCGCCTTCTGAACCCGGCCAGCGTCGACAATGCTCTGCAGCGTCTGGTCAGCAATGCGCTCGCTGAACTGCTTGGCGACCGGCATCAGCTTGTTTGCCTGGTCGTTCGACAGCCCGAGTTCCTTGAACACCGGCTCGGCAACAGCGAGGCTGTCAGCGTCAAGCTCCACGCCCTCAAGCGTCAGCTCGTACTTCTCGGGAACAACAGGGGCTTCCGGCTCAGGGTCAGCCGCAGCTTCCGCCTGGGGTTCTAGCGCGCCGCCGAGGATCGAGCCTTGTTCGTCCGCAGTAGCCGCAACGTCCGAGCCAGCTTCGACGGCTTGCGTGTCGGACGTGCCCTGCTGTTCGGTGGGCGCTTCACTGGTCGTCGTCGAGTTCTTTGAATCTGGCTGTGTCGTCGCTTCGTCTGCCACGTGGCTTCTCCTTGGGGTTCATCGCTTCTCGCAGGACGGCATCAAGCGTCGCGATCGCGTGTGGGTCTTGCGTGCGAATGGCCTCCGGTTGCCCGGCGTGCGCCATGTGCAGCAGATCGAACCCCAGGCTTCGGCGTCCTTCTTCGAAGTCACGCGCTATCTGCCCATCGGCAGGGCTCTTCTGGCTGAGCATCCCAGCAGTTTGAATCGCAGCGAAAAGGAAGCGCCGAAACTCAGGTCGGTTGAGTAGGTATTCGGCGTCCTGATCGGTCATTTCTGGCGCCTTTTTTCAGGCGTAGGCTTGTACTTGCCCTCCTCAGGCGCCGTTGCGTAGACAGGCAGCTTGGCCGCAAGGCGCTTTCTTGCCCAAGATGCGGCATTGTCCTGAATACTCTCCATCATCTTCCTGTCGCGCTTCCAGAAGTCGTCTTCTGGAGTCTCAAGAAGATAGTCGATCTGCTTCTTGTTGAGGCCCGGGGCCATCGAAGGGATGTTGTAGAGTTTGTCGCCAATCTCGACGCCAATAGACAATTCACTGCTACGGTTATTACTGCCGTCCTTTCGACGCAGCATGCCGTAGTAGCCCTCGCCTTTGATCGGCTTGTCATATGGCGACAGTTGCTCGCCATCTGGCGATGTAGTCTCAGGGGTCTTGCCCGATCCGTAACGATAGCCATAGCCCCGGTCAGGGATTGAGGCGCTGGGGTCGGGTGTAGGAGCTATCTGAACAGGCGCTGTTGTCGCAGCTGCCGGGCTCATTTGATTTTGGCTACCAGCCATGCACATCGTTTAGGCTCCCACCAAGCTATCAAGAACAGGCTTGCCGCCGACGTCCGTCTGAGAGAGCAGGGCCGCCGCATCGGCACCGTCCTTGACCGCGGGCATCATGGCGGCGGCTTGCTGTGCGTTCTGCTGCTGAGCCCGTTGCGCGCGCAGGTCGGACACATCCTTCTCGCCACGGATCATCTTCGCGGGCGCGCCAAGGCGGGTCAGGTACTCTTCGGTGGCCTCATCGAAGTTCACCTTGTCGAGAACATCAGGCGCAACACCGGCCAGGTTGCCGACGAACGACACGCCGCGCTCGATCTGACCTACGCCAACGGCGCGCTGCATCTGGGTGAGGATCGAGACAAACTCGACGTCGAGCCGTTGGTCTACCAAGCTATCGGGCGGCGGCGGCAAGAGGCGACCACGCGACATGATGCCGAACGTGCGGTCGATCGCGATCTCAAGCTTTTCGTTGGAAACGCGCTCGATCACCGGACCAAGCTGCGTTAGCTTTTCCTCATTGCGGCTCGCGATCTCTTCCACATTGCGAGGCTGGACCCCGCGCATGTTGGTGATGGCGTTGAACAGGTCGGCGAAGGAAAGCCCATCGATCTGCAGCCGGCACTTCTCGCTGCTGTCCTCGATCGCCTGCACGGCCTGGTAGGGCATCTGGTACGGAATCAGGACTGACGCGTCCTTGTCGATGGTGGCGACACTCACCCGACGTCCAGGCTCGCCAGTGAGGCGCATCCCAGCTTTCACCGCCATCTCGGGCTTTACCAGGAAGTCGATTGCCTCGTTGCGGCGCTTGGCCTGCATCTGCAGCTCACGTAGCGCAGGCAGGGCTTCCATGCCGGGAGAGATGCCGTAGGTGTCGCCGCCAACCACGTCCCAGCGCGGCGCCCAGAACGGCTGCTCGTCATAGCCCTTGACCTGGATCACGCGGTCCCGGTCGTCGCCACTGTACCAGTACACCGAGCGCCACGGCTTGGAGCCGAAGCGATTGCGGTCATAGTCCGAGTTCGGCTCGATCAGATGATGCAGCTCGATAACGTCATCGCCGCTCTTGTCGGCCTTGTCCTTGGCGAGCTTGGGTGCAGCATCACCGAACGTCTGCATGATCTGCCGAGCGCTCATCGGACACACGCGGGCCAAGGTGTCAGGCACCATCGCATCGCTGACCGAGATCCAGTATTCGCCCGCAGTCAGGGTGTGGCAGACAGCGCCATACACGGCGTGCTCGGCCATCACGCATGCTTCGGTGCCAAACAGGCCCATCTCGGCATAGCCAGCCTTGGCGGCCCCGTAGAAATTGGTCGACGAGAGGAACCCGTACATTGCCCGCTCGACATCGCTGAGCCACGCCCGCACACCTGGTTGCTCGTTCATCTCGTCATCAGGCAAGCGTAGTGAGAACCAAGGACGCGAAGCCGAGGTCAGACCGCTCGTCATGCCATTGGTGAGCGTGCGGAATGCCTCGATGCCGTGCGGATCGAAGAGGCGGTTGTTCCACAGTCGGCGCTTGGCAGGCTTGTCGCGCTGACTAACCAGGAAGCGAGAGCGGGAGGGCTGTGCGAACCTCGCAATCTGCAGCCACTCATCCTCGTAATCGGTGCGAACCGACTTCATCGAGGTAAGGCGTTGCTCGCAGTGATCGCGAAGGGTCGCCATCAGCCGAGCGTGGGCTTGGCCGTAGTGGGCGAGCCGAGCACGCCCTGAGGAGTGGTTATCAGCCCGGCAAGGATAGCACTGCGGCGCCGACGACTATCGTCGGTAGCACCTGCGGGCGCGCCATTATCGGGCAACTTGACCGCTTGCCGTTCAGGTACGGTCGGAACGTCGGGCGTGGAAGTGCAGATAATCGCCTCCTGGGATTGGAGGCGGTATGGCGTTACTCAGTCAGACGTTGAATCGCGCGGGATCACTGCCGGGAATGTATGGACCAAACACTTCATCGCGGGGGAAAGGCCGTGGTCGCCGATCCATCTTCAGCACTCGACACAAACAGTAGTCGACAGCGCAGTTTCTTGGCCTGCGCGTGTCCGTCCCGTCAAGAAATGGGTCAGGCTGCCTGCACTCAATCATGGTCGCGCACCCATCGCAGAGGCCCGTGCGTCACACTGCCGAAGTCGTATATCCCGAACGGCGTGTCGCGCAGATCGGTGATGATCGTTACCTCGCGCTCTGCGACCATGCGTACGGGCCCGAAGTGAATCGTCACGGCGCGTTGTGTCTCGTGGCGGATTTCAGGCGGCATTGCGAACCATGGCGACAATCTTTTCGGCATCGTCGACGTATTGCCTCCACAGTTCATGAGCTGGGTCACCGTTGGGCAAAATAGCATCGACACCGTAAGCATCGCCAGGCTCAAGATCGAACGGCCAGTGTCGGCGGTAACATATCCGCGCGGCAACGCGACGAACGAGCGGATCGACAGCGGGCGGTGGTGGGTACGGTGCGCTCATCACAATTCCTCATACCGATCACGCGCCTTAATTGCCGGAGCCGAACACTCAGGCATAGGCGCGTCGGGATTGCTCTCATACCTCGTGCGCAGGGCAGGTAGATTATGCCCGATCCACGCACGATCATAGCCTCTTGCGGGCAGCTGCGCGAGCCATGCTTCGAAGGCGGCGTCAGTCACTAGCACGTTCTGCTATGAACTTGGCCAACTCGCGCTCTGCAAGTTCTGCAGGCGCTTCTTTGATCAGCCGTGTGTCGACCGCGAAAGAATATTGCCTCCCATCTGGGAGCAGACCTTTGGTGCAAAGAACCGAATAGGTGAGGCCAGTGCCATCTTGAACCACATCCTTAGTCCAGTTCGCCATAGCGCCTCGCCATCTCAGGGTAATATCTCCAGTAACATGCGATAGCGGCATCCATAAGTTCGCCGCCAGGAAATCGCACGGCCCACCAGCGGCCAGTCTGATCCTCTATAAGCGTCCTTTGGCACCCGACCGGAAGGTCTGACGACTTCCATATCACCATGCTAGTCAAGCTCACCATAGCGGTCGCCTCCTTGCCCATAGTTCATCGGATCCATGTAGCCAGGCACAGCGCGCGGCGCGATCGGTTCGGCGAAGGTGCACGCCAGTGCATCACCGTCATCTGGCGATTGCAGCCCGCGCTTCTTCATGTCCCGCTTCCGCTCCAATGCAATCGCCTGCTTGTCGTCAAAACCATACAGCGGGCCGATCAGATCGTCACGAAGCCGATCATCAGCCGGAATGCTGCCAAGCCGCAGCCAGTGACGCATGCGGGTCCATATCTCGGCGCGCTTGTTCTTGGTGCGGATCGTCATGCCAGGTTCTAGCTCAGCGTCCCGACCTTGGCCACCAAACCAGACCTCTATGATCAACGTCTCAGGGAGCAGCTGACGCAGCCGATCAATGATAGCAGCACCAATATTGCCTGCGTCCACGAAGATCGCGTCGGGGTGCTCGCGCTGGGCTTCTAAGGCGACGTCGCCTGCGATCTGCATGCTGTCCATCTTCGACCAGCGCTTCCACGGACGGGACTTGGCATCCTGCCCACAGCGCTTGGCCAGCACCGAGCTGTCATCGCCAAAGCGGGCGCAGTCGAGGCCGTAGACGAGGGGATCAGTGGATAGGAGGGGCGCGGCCGGGCGTTCCTGTGCTCGCTCGACCAGATCGGTCGCGATGAACTGCATGGACGATGCCGACGGGAACATGCCGCGGACACGAACCTTGGCAATGTCGCTGTCTTCGCCGTAGGTGTCGACGATCTCTTGCAGGTAGGCCTTGTTCGTGCCCTCGACGGTGCGGCTGTCGATCTGCCGTGTACTCCACAGCGCTCGACGCTTGCCGAAGCACTCGCGGAACGAGCCGGTGTTCAGTGTGGGGTTCCCGAATGCGAGCCAGATGATCTCGGTGTTTTCGTCGGTCAGGGCGCCGAGCGCGACTTCCCACACGTTCTCGTGGATGCCCGACGCCTCATCGAATATCAGGATGATGCGCTTGCCCTGGTTGTGCAGGCCGGCGAACGCCTCGGTGTTGTTCTCGCTCCACGTGACAAGATCGGCACGCCACGACTTGTCTCGATCCGGCATGGTCGACACCAGCGACATCGCGTTGACCTTGAACCAGTCCGACGTGATCGCGAGCCGCGCCCACTTCGCAATCTCAGGGCTGGTCTTGGTGAGTAGCTGGCCCTCAGTGTTCGCCGTAATCACGATGCGTGTGTCGACGCACGTGTCGAGCCCCCACTTGATGAGCATGGCGATCAAGGCAGATTTGCCAATGCCGTGTCCAGATGCGCGAGCAATACGCAGCGGAGTGAAGCGCTTGGCCGGGTTGGCGAGGTGAGCGGCAATCTCGTCCATCACTTCGCGCTGCCATGCACGCGGACCAGAGATGTCCTTCAGCTCGCCTTGGTCCCATGGGAAGGCGTAGAGTGCATAACGGTACGGATCAGCTGTGAACGAGCCGATGTCTTCTGCGAGTTGCCGTGTAAGTTCAGCCACGCTGGACATAGGCTCGCTCCCTCGCGCTAGCGAGTACAGCCGCTAGATCAGCGCTCACGTCGACCTCTAATCGGTCTTTGAACGCCTGGACGTCGATGTGCTTGCCGATCAGCTCAAGTCGCTTGATCCGGTCGCTGATCTTGATTTTCGTGACATGGCCGGCTCCCTCGCCGATGGTCTCGACGTCGATGCCGGCGACCAGCCCTTGCCGCCAGATCACAGGCCACTCGTGCACCGGCTTAACGCGGCCATCCGACGTGTAGAGGTCGGCAATGTCAGCAACGCTTTCCTCAGCGAGACGATCAAGCAACCAGTCGGCGTTGATCTTGGTCCGATCAGACCTGCCCCGCTTTGCTTCTAGGATGGCCGCTGAGACCTCAACATGGCTCAACAGACGCTCTCCCTGCGAATATGCTGTCTTCGCGCTGTAGCCTGCCCGTATGGCTGCCTGAGTGGCATTCAGGTCTATCAGGTACTCCTCGACGAAGCGCTGCTGTTTCGGATTAAGGCTCATCCCGCCCTCGTCTTGATGCTGTAGCGCCCCTCGTGTTCGGTAATGGCTGTACGGCCCACCTGGCGCGTTCCCTTGGGCACATGCGGCCGGCACTCCATCGCAGCCGTGCACTCCCCGGTAGCGCAAATCTGCACCTGCCTGAATCGTTGACCTGTCATCAACACCTTGATCATCCCCTTTTCTGCGAGCCGGGCGACAAGCCGTGGCCCCATGCTTGTTGACTCGTATCCCGTGGCTATCTCCAGCTCGATGTTAGTGGGGCACCGGGCACCAATACGGGCGGCATCACGGATCATCTGAAAGGCTAGTTGCTCCTGCTGCGTCAGGATCATGATTGCCCCCTGAGTTTGCGGATTGCCGCCGCACCAACCGGCAGCACGACGAAATCGAAAGCGAGCCAAGCGAGGATCGCGCAGCCAGCGAGTTGAGTGCCCATCACTCCCCCCTCATGCTGCGGATTGCGGTGGCGATCATGCCTTCTGTCCTTCCGTTGCGGGCTCGGGCGCGCGATCAGGCATCCCGATGATTTGAAGGATTTCCTGCACAATGGCCTGGACGAAATATGCCTCCGCTTCCCGCCCAGGCGTGTCCTCGCCAATGGCTTCCCAAAGGTACTGCGCGACATGGACAGCTTCGTGCGCGACCAGAGCGGCAATGCAGGGCCAGCTCAGCGCTTCATCGTACCGCAGGCAGATCAGGTAGGTGCGATAACGGTTCGCCTTGGGCTCGGGGAACCTCCAGACCCGTGCGCCATTCACGTCGCACCAAGGCGTCTCGATTGGATCGTCGGTCAGATCACGCCACTCGCGATACAGCGCCTTCTCGCCCGTGCAGTAGCCGATATTGCAGGGGAAGTGCCCGCCAGCGCGAAGGTAATAGGTACGCTCTCTCACCCGCCATTCTCCCGGATTGCCCGCAAGGCTTGTTTACGAACATCATCCAGCGCTTCGGCCAGCGTGGACGGCTGCGGCAGATCGGCATGAAGCCCGCTGTTGAACCGCTCGTCAGTGTGAACGAGCTTGATGTGCTCGCTCCCGGGTGTCGGCGCACAGGAGGCATCGCAACTCACTTGGCACTCGCTGATGCTGAACCACCAACCGGGAAGGTCGGCTTTGAACCGGGCGATTGCGTCCTCAAGCCCTGTTGCGGGCAAAGTGTGCCACTCGCTCACGCCTTCTCTCCCTTGGTGGTGGGTGGTTCGGGGAGGGGCTGCCAGTGGGTGGGATGAGCCGCCCAATCGCCAGGAGCCGAAACGAAGCCAAACGGCTTCTTAAAATACATTACGGCAGCGCTCGTCCGGTCCCATCGGATCGGGAACGCGAGAACCCGCGTACCATCCCTCGGCGCGCTCTCGATCGGTTGCCACTCAGCCATGGTGATCGTCCTTCGGTTCGGGGAGTGGCTGCGCAAAGCCGCCAAGATCGGTCGCTGCTTCTTCGGCGCTCAGGCCGTATTCCAGCAGCGCTTGAGCGCGTTCTTGAAGGCGGTACTGCCCCAGTCTCCAAGCAAGGTCCCATGCGCACCAGTCCGCATGCTCTAGAACGTGCCGCATGATAAGTGACGCGAAACACTCATCCGCCTCCGTCACCCCCGCTTGGTTTTTTGTCTGCTCAGCCATGTGGAGTGCTTTCGTTGGGGGTGGGGTCGAGTGTTCCTTGATCGCGACTGATCCCGAGGTACTTCTCGACCTTGGCCCGCTTGGCGCCCATCACTCGGTTATCGGGGACGAGCGGAACGTCAGGCAGCAAGCCTTCCTCGACCAGCCAATCGATCATCGCGTACAGATCGTGCAGCTCTTCGATGATGCGTTCGCCGTTGGTGAGGCTTTGCCCCGCCTGCACCTCGCTCACACCGAAGCGCATTGCCTTGGTTACGCGATGCCCGACCTCCATCGCTTCCTCAGCGGCGATCGTCATCAAGTGCTCTTCGTACTTCACAATCCCTCTCCCTGTGTCTGTGCCATGGTCATGGTGGTGGGGGTCATCGGCCCGCTTCCTTCAGCGCGTGTGCGGCAATCATGGGATTGAGGTCCGGAAACTCTCCGGCACGATAGCGGCGCTCCAGTTCAGCGCGTGTCATCCCGTTGGCTACGTGGCCCAGAAACATGCCGTTACCCTTGCCAATGGCTCGGTCGATGCGGCCCCGGTCGGTCGCCGAAGTGGTGCGAAACAGGTCAGACATGGGCATTGTCCACGTCCACGGTCTTCGCGCGCGTATACCCTTTATATCTCTCCCCCTTCTCCGTTCTTTCTTTTCTTGTATTATAAGAGTGGAATAAGTGGACAGAGCTGCATGGCGCTGAAAACAAACGGAAATTCCTGTCCACGGATGGTGTTGGATTATCCGTGGTTCCACGCGTGGACATGGTGATTGCCAAACCGGCCGTTAATGAAAGCGGAGGCGCGTATGAACGGCGCGCACGTGTCCACGGATAGCTATGCGTGGACATTGCATTGGCGTGGACGGTAGTGTGGACGCTCATTCGCCTTCTCCTGGTCTGACCCAGACCCGGTAGGTTTTTCGATCCTCGTCCTTGGGGTACTGTGCCCTCCAGCCTAGCGTGCGCATGACCTTACCCATGCGCCTCTCGAAACCCTTGTCACCAAGGCGCTCCTCAGGAATGCCGAGCAACTTTAGCGCGGATGAGGTCTTGATGCGCGTATAAGGGAGGAGTTTTTCCTCCATCAGCTCTGTCCAGATATCGCCTTTTTCGCGAGCCCCAACTGCGGCACAGGCTAGCGCCTCCTCGCGATCGTCGAGCCACCATTGCTCGCCCGCTCGATAGGCGTGGACGGCCTCTGCCCAGATCTGGTCCCGCTTGGCGGCGAGCATATCCAGATCGACTTTCGTGACGTTGATCGGCCAATAGCGGCGATTGCCGGTGGTATCTGCGAAGTAGCCCAGGCCATCGGGATTATATGTACCGATGAAGATGATGCCTCGGGGGTGATCAGACGAGGACCGAGCGTAGTTCAGCGCAACGCGATCGGTGCGCATCGTGATCAGGCCCTTCACCTTCTCTTCGTCATGACGCAGTGCGGCGACGAACTCAGCGAGCTCGACGACCCACTTGCCCATGATGTTCATCACCATGTGCTTGTGGTTCGCGAACACGTCGATCGATTCGAGCGTGAACTCCTGGCCGAACAGCGCTGCGATCGCAGACGATTTGCGGATGCCCTGCGGACCTTCTAGGATCAGCACGGTATCGACCTTGCAGCCCGGCTGAAATGCCCGCGCGACGGCGGCGATCAGGGTCTTGCGTCCGGCGATCGAAGTGAACGGCTTGTCTGGGGCACCGAGGCAGGCCTTGAGCCAATGATCCAACCGCTTGCGGCCATCCCATTCGAGCCCACTCAGGTAATCGCGGACGGGATGATAAGAGTGCCGGCGAGCGTGGCGGATCACGGCCGGCAGCACATCGCGGGCGTTCGCCTCGAAGCCGGCTGACTCAAGGATCACCCGAATGTCTATCAGGTGGTGCTCTTCGAGAGGCTTGCCGTTCCACTCGACGACTTGCGATAGATCGTTGAACCGGATGGTCGCGCCGAGTTCACGGATATTCTCAAGGCACAGCATCAGATTGGTGACGGTCTTTTTGGGACCCTGCTTGCCGGTCTGAAGCTTCCCCTTCCACGCATCCAGGCTAATCACGTTCTCGGCCATCATAGCGCCCCTCCCGTGGCACGAGGTAGCCGGGCAGCGCGCATAATCACCTTGTTCACGACTTGTGGATTGATACCCTGGCACTCGATGTGCTCAGGCAGTTCGGACGGACGCCAAGTTATGTCCGTCACGGATGTGAGGACCAGTGCGCCAGGTGTCTCATCCACCTCCGCCGGCGCCTTGTTCCAGCGCTGTTGTTTGGCCAACTGGCGGCGCGAGAGGTACTGCGCGCGGTTGATAGCCCAGCGCTGAAAGAACTGGCGCGGACTTGAGAACAGGACGTTGGCTCCGTCGCGTAGAGTGCTCACCATCTTGGCGGCATCATCACCCAGGATCGTCGCGCGATCGGCGTTCGGCTCCCACGCGACAACGGCGTCGATCGCCAGCCAGTCGCCGTCCGGTTCGTCGAAGAACTTGGGTGCCGGTAGCGCCGCGAGGATGATGGCGGCGCCGTCGATCCGGGCGATACGGAATGGCGCGCAGGCATAGACCGCGCCATGATCGTCGGGCGCGACGCCGAGCGCGCGGTAGATCGCAGGGTGCGTCGGGCGCGCGTTCCACCACACCTTGCCGGGGCAGTCCTTGCCCAACATGTACCAATAGGTCGAGAGGGCGTTATCCATCGATCAGACCCTCAGTCAGCAGTCGGGCACGCACGTCATCGACGGACCTGGCCGCGAATGCGATGCCGCCGGCTCGGCTTTGCGCATTTGCGAAGTTGATCTGCTCTTTCTTAAGCCGATCGGTTCCGGTCTTGGCATCGATCCAGACCGCACGCCCCTTGATGGTGGCGGCGATGTCGAGCGCGCCCTTGGTTCCGAACTTGGCCGGGCGACCGTCGTGGGTGTAGAGCAGTCCGGGCGTGTCGACGGGCACCGACATGCCGCCGATCTGCGCGATGAACAGGCGGATTTCGTTCACTAGGTCGGTGTGGCGAGCGGTCATGCTGCATGCCTCCGCTGCCGAGCCTGCCAGCGGATCATGGCCCAACCCGATTTGTAGCCACGCTCGGCCGCGAGGCGTTGCCAGTCCTCAAGTGAGTGGCAATCGCGCTCCTCCATCTTGCGCTGGCGCTGGATCAGCGTGCGGTCGACTTCCTGAAGGCTACCCTCGACAACCTCGATCTCGCGCGCCTTCACCTCCGCTACATGGCCACACTGTGGGCACTTCGGCGCTGGCCGATAGACGAAGAAGCACCCCGAGCACTGGCGCACAGGCACATCGGTCGGCGCAGCGCGCTGGCGCTTCTCGCGATCGTCGAGGCACCAGTCACGGTCATCGTCAGGAAGACCGTGCGTGAGGCTGTTGCCGGCATGGTCGAGGATGATCGCCTCGGTCTTGCCCGGGGCTGGTCGAAGAGCGCGACCGACCTGTTGCAGATGAAGGCTGAGGGACTTTGTTGGGCGCAACAGGATAGCCGCCTCGATCGCCGGTACGTCAAAGCCTTCGCCGAAGAGGTCGGAGTTGGAAAGGATCAGCGTCTCACCGCGACGGAAACGATCGACCGCGGCGTCTCGCGCGTCCACGGTCATCGAGCCATCGACGTGTTCGGCGGTAATTCCGGCGGCGCGGAACTGCGCAGCGATCGACTTGCTGTTCTCGACACCGGCGGCGAATGCGACCGCTCGCTTGCCGGCGCAGAGCTTGAGATAGTGCCCTATCGCGTCGCCCACGATCTGCGGACGGTCCATGGCCTTCGCGAGGGCATTGCGCTTGAAGTCGCCGCCAGTCACGCCGACACCGGAAAGGTCGGGCTGCGACGGCGCGAACAGACGATACTTGGAGAGGGAGCCGTTCTCGATCAGCTCGCCGGTCGAGGGGCCAAGGACCATGTGCTCGAACCACCGGCCCAGACCAACGCCATCAAGGCGCCACGGGGTCGCGGTGAGGCCGAGCACCCGCGCCTTCGGGAAACGATCGTAGATTGCCTGCCACGTATCGGAGCCGATGTGGTGGCACTCGTCGAATACGATCAGGTCGGGCTCGGGCAGTTCGTCAAGGCGGCGAATGATCGTCTGCACGCTCGCGACCTGTACCAGCGCATGCGGATTTGAGACGTGCCCCGCCTGAACTGTGCCATGCGGAATGCCGAGACTGTAGAAGGTCTGGCTGGCCTGGCTGACGAGTTCGCGGCGGTGGCATATCCACCACGTCACATTGCCCTTGGCCGACGCCCCATGCACCACGGTCGAAGCCGTCACCGTCTTGCCCGCGCCGGTCGGCATGCACAGCAGAACCGCGCGCATGCGGCGACCGAAGGCCGAGCGGCTCTCTTCGATCACGCGCGATTGGTAGGGGCGGAGATGGATCATGCAGCCAAACCCCATTCCGTTAGCCGTGCCATTCTCCGTCTGGCCGGCCTGCGCAGGGCGAAGCTTACCGGCGGCGTCCAATCGGTATCAGCCACGAAGGCCGGCAATTGCGCCGCATAGAGAGACAGCGCCTCGCAAAAGGCTGGAAGCTGCGGGAAAAGCGTCTCGTAAAGCTTGCGATGCCGCAAGACCGACAGCGCACTAGAATGGTCACGCCGGTTGAGCGCACGCGCCATCTGCGGATAGCTGTGTTGGTTATCCCGCGCGACCTGGTAGATTGCGCACCGGATCGCGGAGTAGTGACGCCAGCGCCGATCACCCTTGATCGCGTGCTCACTGATTCCCGACATGCGTGAGGCTATCGTGATGATGTCTGCAACGCGCGCCATCACGCCATCTCGGAAGTAGAGCGCCGCAAAAGCTCCCGACGAAGTTCCATCGAAGAGAACCTTGCCAAGTCGTTGCGATCGATAACTTCAAGGGAGCGGGCGCGCTTTCCGCTGCCTTTTTTGATGTACCCGCGATCCTGAAGGGTGTTGAGTAACCGGGCTATATTGCCCTTTGAGGCCAGTCCCACCCCCTCGGCCATCTGTTCGTATGAAGGCGTAAATCCGCGCTCCGATGTGAACCGCTTGATGAAGTCAAAAAGCTGCTTTTGCTTTTCGGTGAGGCCGGCCATCACTCCATCTCCCCGAAGTCGTCGCCCGTGCCATCGAACTGGTCGCCATGTTCGGCGTCGGAGCGGCCACCTTCGAGGGTGGCGTCTTCCTCGCCGACCATCTGCTCCAGCGCTTCGAGACGGCTGATGCTGGCGGGTGCGGCTTCCTGCGCGCTACCCTCGATCACCTGCGGCTCGAAGCCCTTGGTGGTCATGGTTTCGTCACGAGAGAAGATCGTCTCTTCGAGGTCGGTGGACATGGGCAGGCGCTTGGACAGGCGGCGCATGACGGTCTTTCGGGCCATCTCGTCCCACCAATCCGCCCAAGGCCCCTTGTCCTTCGATCGGCTGACATTGCGGATCTTGTTGATGGTTTCGAGGTCCATCACCTCAAGGAGCTTCTCGCCCTCCTTGAGGACTGCTGTCGCGTAGGCGCCAATCGGCTTACCACGAGGCTGGCCAAGAGGAGGCGGTGTGTGCGTCACGTCCTCGTCAAAGCCGTAGCTCACCACAAAGTGATCGTTCTCGTAGACGACTTGCGCGCTGATCTTCGCGACATCGCCCGACTGCCTGATCTTCTTGAGGATGCCGGCAATCATCGGCATGGCCTGGACCTTCTTGGTCCAACCGCCAGACTTGTCCTTGGTATTGAAGATGACCAGCGCGGCCTCGCGGCCATCGGGCAGCAAGCCATCCTGCGCCAACCGAACCACAGCACCGAACAGCGATCGGCGATCGGCATCGACAAGATCGGGATTATTCTGGATCGCCGTCATGGCGACGCGGCTGAACTTCTCGACAGACACATGCGCTGGCAGCGCAGCCTTGAACTCGGGAGCGAGGGCGGTGAGGTTCTGCCGTATGACAGCCACCGGGTTCGCGTTTGCTTGACTAGCCATTGTTGGTTTCCTCCTCTTTGACCGTGAAACGGCGGTAGGCCTTGCGACCCTTGATGATTTCGCCGGGCTTGGCCTCGCGCTCGGGAACGGCCTTCACCAGCGTTGAGCGGATCACGAAGCCGTCAGCGAAGCCGACCGATGCATCCTTGAGCTTGTCAACCAGCTCGGCTTGCGCGGCTTCCTTGCGGGCGCGCGCCTGGCGCTCTTCCTCGGCAGCAGCGAGCATTTCGGCAGCAGCCATCGCCGCGCGATTGTCGCCATGCAGATCGACTGCCTCCGTGCCTTGGTCGGCATAGAGTTCCTTCAAGACTTCAAGGTCTCGGGTGTACTCAGCCTTGGGCGGCGCACCCTTTGTGACCGACTGCCAGAACTGTTCCGTGCGGCGCTCGGCTTCGGCGTAGAGCTTGGGCCGGAAGTCGTATTGGTACCGCTCCAGCTTGTTTCCGCCGACCAGCACGATCATGTCGAACCATGCGACGCGATCGAGCCCGGAGTAGGTGTTGCCTTGCAGCAGATAGTGCGCAGGCGGCTCGTCACCCCACTTCTTGAACTCCAGCCAATCGACCATCTTGGTTTCGAGGATGCCGGGGCCGCGCTTGGGACAAATGACCTGGCGGTCGG